GCCCGAACCCTTCCCCGCGGGACGTGAGGAGGGAAACGTCCGCCGCGCGGGTTAGATCGGCGACGACTTTATGGTCGATCCCCATTCTGTATTCGTACTGGGGAACGATGCGAACTCGGTCGAGTGGAATCCGCATCGCGGAGAGGAGTCGGTCGATACGGACTCCGTTCGCGATCCCAGATCCTTCGGTGTGGAGATACCAGAAGACGTCGGGATGCCGAGACATAAAGACCGACATAGCGGCCGCCATCTCTGGGAAACACTTTCGAATCGGGGTGTTCCCCTTATTCGCCGCGTTCGTGATCACCATATAGGCGTCCTCTGGGATCGACATCTTCGCGCGCATCGACGACGGTCCAGGGTGGAACGTCTCTGGGTTAAATGAGTGGGGCGCGTAGAAGACGCGGTCGCGCGAGAGGCCCGCATCGAGGAGAGACTTCTCTCCCGACTTCGACATCGCGACCGACCACTTCCGACCAGGTCGATTAAAGAAGGCGACCACCTCGTCGGGTGGGAGTGGACCGTGGTCGACAGGAGTCCAGGAGAGAAGAGGGATCTCGTCCCATTGTGGAGATTTGTAGACCCACACGTCGAAGAGGGTTATCCCTATCCCGCCGCCGAAATTTTTTTCATCCTTACCAATAAAGTTCGCGATCTGGGCGGGAGTTAGATCGTTCGAATAACCATCGATCCCCTGGGGAAGAACGGGGATATCGTTCCATCCGAGCGTCGATCCCGCGAGGCCATAGTTCGCGAGGATCGCGACTTCGTGGCCCGCCTCTTTAAGAAGTGGGACGACCTCGGCGGTCTGTGATCCGTAGCCTGTCCCCGCCCAGGGCGCGTTCGACGTCCAGGCGATTTTTAGAACGTCTGTTCTCTTTTCCATTGTGCCTCTCCCTCCTTCGTTCCTGGATTAAACGAAGGACCCCAGGGCGAACCCTGGGGTCCTTCGACGAGATACTACCTCACAGGGTAGATCCCCACCTAATCTTAGGTGTTAGCCGATACCAACACGCGGCCCGCGTTCGTGTCGGGAAGGTTCCCGTCGACGTGGTACATAGTGCGAATACCGATCGAGTTAAGTTCGAAGTAGCGGTCCGCGGACTGTGCCACTTCGACCCCGCCCGCCTCGCGGACGTAGTACGAAGGCTCGTGGATGATCGCGACGGACTTCGACGCGCTACCCACGGCGGCCATATAAACGTTCTCCTTTACGCGATACCCGAGAAGAGTCTCGGGAGCGCCCGCCGCGAGGGACGGTTGGAGGAGGAACTGGCCCGTCGTGTCCTGGATCTTGCGCAACTTCGACATAGCCGAAGTCGCGACGTGCCACACCGTATTCGGGTTGCGGTACGAAGGAGCCAGAGCGTACAGGGCCGATGCGAGGTCGGTCGCATCGAAGAACGTAGCGGCGATCGCGGCGGTTCCACCCTTAACGGCGGTCGTCGTCTTCGACGCATTAACGAGCGCGGATACGAATCCGAGTGGCTCGACGGTTCCCGTGCCGATCGTCATCGCGGAACCCGCGAGGGCGGAGATCTGTCTACCAGCGCTTCGACCCACGTATTCCACCAAATTAAATCCAGCACTATCGACCAATTCCCGTGATGCGAGCGTCAACGTCGCGGCGTTAAACGCGCCGAGAGTAATGGACGAGAACACAGGATCGGCGGCCTGGATGGTCCCACCCTGGCCCACGAAACTTGCGGCGGGCGCCGTGCCCGCTACTACTGGGACCGTAATGTTTCGGATGTCCGAAGTTCGAACCTTCGTCGCGCCGTCATAGATCGGATTCCCCTCAACGAGGGCCTCGACTACGAAGTCCGCGAACGAGACAGGCGTCGTCGCCGTGGCCGTGGCCAGGGCGCGCGTGTCGAACTTAGCCGAACGAATCTCGCCCGTAAGAACAGCGCGGAGGAGGTCCGCGTCGTTGTCTACGGTCTTACCCGTTGCGACTTCGATCGCGCCCGCGAGGTCCGCGATCTTATTCGCGCGATCTTCCGACTTCTTAATGTCGTCGATCTTCGCGATCTTCGAATCCATCGCGCCGTTAAGGGCCGCATAACGGGCCTCTTCCTCGGCGGTTAGGTCTCGATTCTCCGCGGCGGCCTGGGCGACGAGAGACTTAGCGGCCTCAAAGTCGCGACGATAGCCGTCGTGAAGAGTGTTAAGAAGAGTCGTACTCATCTTGTCCACCTTCTCCCCATAGTGGGGAACTACATTTCGCCCCAGAATAGGGACGATGATTCCCGACGGTGGTTCGCCACCGCGACGATCCGAAGACCTGTCGCGCGCGCCCTGTCGATCTGGGACGTTTACTTTACCGCGTGGCGGCGGAGTTCCAGTTCCTTCTCGCGAAGGGTTCGTGGTACGCGACGAGGAGCGGCGTCCTGGACGACTGGGGCGGCCTCTTCCTCGACCGCGACTGGGGCCTCTTCGACCTGGGCGGGAGTCTCCTCGACAGGCGCGGAGATCTCTTCCTTCGTCCCGCCGAAGACGGTCGGGACACCCTCGACGTCGCGCGAAGATGCGGCGATCGCGGAGGCCAAGATGGAGGCGTGGTCCTCCGTCGCCTCACCCGCGAGAAGGGCGGCGACCGCGTCGCGAAGATCGGACGAATCGACGCCCGCCTTCTGTGCGAGACCACGGACAGAGACGAGAGAAATAGTTCCAGGGTAGTACGGCGCGAGACCAGTTAGGGCCGAGACCTCGACCAACTTAACGTCGCGGAGTTCTCGAACTCCGTCATCGTTAACGCGGTTCGCGTTCGTATTCCAGAAACCGAACGACATCCCCAAACTATTTCCCATCGTTTTTACGATGGCCGCGAGGTCGCGATGGAAGGAGATCTCGGGGTTTAGTTTGATCTTCGCGAGAAGACCTTTACCGTCGGACTTTAACGATAGGGTTCCCGACTTCGTAGTTCCGAGAAGGAGTTTCGGATCGTGGTCCTGGTAGGCGCGAACGTCCCACTCGCCGCGTTCGACGGCGGCGATGGATCGGTTAAACGCTGTGTCCTTAACGATCTCTGGCGTCGTACCTTCGGCGGACGGAGAGTCGTAGAGGGCGGCGTATCCCTCGAACTCCATCCCCGTATCGTCTACGGCGCGGAGTTCCATTCGTGCGGTTCGAAACTCGATTCCCATCTCTACCTCTACGCTACGGACCGCCTTATCTTCGACGGCCTCTTCGATAATACGCGACGCCCAGGCGCGACCACTATCTCCTCCCCACAGACCCCAGGCGATTCGACCCGCGCTAGGGTAGCCGTCCTCGCCTCGATTAAATCCTTCCGCCTCCTTGTCGACTTCGTGTCGGGCGAAATAGGAAGACATTCGACGGACCGTGTTAAACGGAAGGCGACGGCCCGCGGCGATATCCCGCGCCCGCGCGACCCCGACCAGGGTTCCGCCTCGACCAAATACCCGACGCCATTCGAGGGCCTGTTCGGCCTCCGCCTTCATCTCCTCTGTCGGTTCGTATCCCTCGGGATCGATCGCGCGGAGTTCTTCGTCCTCGTCTTCCTCTGGGTGGTCCTCGATATATTCGTCGGGCGTGTAGACCTCCAACCCGAGATCGGCGTATCCGCGACGAACCTCTGGATCGTTGTCGATCGCCTCTTCGACATCCATCCCCTCCTGGATTAACCGTTCCGCTTTGTAGAGTTTAAAGGCGACGGACGCATTCGGACCCTCTGGGAAATCGGAGAGGTGGATCTCCTCGACACCCGCGAGGCCGTGTTCCTGTATCCAGGCGCGCGTCTCTTCGAGGCGGTCGACGCTACGCCCAGAGACGATAACGATCTGTCGATCGCCCGACATAACCTCGGCGTTAAGGGCGTCGATGAGTGGGACGTTCGGGCGGTCGCCCGAAAGGACCAGGGTATCGTCGAGGTCGACGATGATCTCCGACATTAGATATTCACCTGGTAATCGTAGACTTCGAGGACCGCGCCCGAGGCGTCCGCGATGGCGTAGAGGATATCGCCGTTCGTAATGTTAAAGGTTAGGGCGACGGTCTTCTTCGGAAGATTAAATCCGTCGACGGTATCGACGGCCGCGCCACCGATAAAGATCTCGGCGTTCGAGTTATTAAAGACCGTGATCTCGTGAACGATATTCGGGAGCGCGGTCCCAATGGCGACAGGAGTCGCCGTTCCGACCGCATAATGGCGCGTCGCGAATCGTGGCATCTCTTACAGTTTCGCGATCTTCTTCGCCTCGGCGGGGTCCATCCCCGCGCCCACCAGGGCGGCGTAGATATCGGCCTTCTGTCGCGCGGAGGCGAGAACAGAGTCCGCCTGGTTAAGAGGTTGTCGATAGGCGGACGCGGCGGGATCGTCGATTGGTGGGAGGTCCTCCATACGGCGCGCGTCGGAAATCGACTCCCAGCCTTCCTGGATTGCGATTCGGTGGGCGTTGTACCTGTCCAGAAGATTCCCTCGAACGAGGGCGTCCATCGACAACTTAACGAACCCATTCGGAAGAGGGACGAGAGTAGACAGTCCGCGTTCGATCTTCTCGACGAGAGGGCGGAGGGTATAGGCGACGAACATATGGTTTAACTCCGAGACCGACGCGAAGGACATCGACCCTGGGGTCGTCATCGCGAGGAGGGCGGGTGGGACGCGGAAGATACGCGCGACCTCGGCCACTCCGAACTCTCGCGAGGCGAGGAGTTGGGCGTCTTCTGGTCGGAAGGAGAGGGCCTTAAACGTCGCGCCGCCCGACAGGATTCCTGGGGCGTGGGCGTTCCCGCCCGTATGGTGGCGAATCCATCCCTCTTTAAGGGACTTAATCTGTTCGGGTGTTAGTGGTTCCGACGTCTCGATAACACCCGACGGAGTCGAGGCGTTCGCGAAGAAGGCGGTCGCGGACTCTTCGAGTGTGATCCCGAGACCGATCGTTCGACGAAGGGCCTCGATCGGATTAATCCCGTGATCCTGTCCAGGGAATCGGATTAACGGGATGTGGAGAATCGTATCGGGTCCGAGTTCGACGGACTTAACGTCCTGTCCCGTTCGCACGACATAGACAACGTCTCGACCGCGACGAACGATCTTAACCGCGTTCGGATCGAGGACGCGGACTTCGAGAGGTTGGAGTGTCTCTGGGTCCTTCGGCGCGTACACGAACGCCTCTCCCGCTAGATACATCGAGACGACGATCTCCGAGATGAGACTCTGGATTCCGACGTTCGGTTCGGCGGCGTAAGGCGTCAACATCCAGAGAGGTTTCTCTCCGCCTGGTCGATATGGTCGTCGCGTTCCGTTGTCCCGTGTGAACCCATCGATCGGGAGGGTCGAGGCGACGTCCGATAGGAGCGTGATACAGGACCACGCCGCCGCTAGTCCGAGGGTTGTCTTCTCGTTTACCTTCGAGGTCG